TATCTTTACAGCAGGTGGTGATGTAGATGGTGGTAATTTAGGTTTAGAATCAGATGGTAACTTAACTTATAATCCAAGTTCAGGAACACTAACTGCAACTACATTTGTAGGAGCTTTAACAGGAAACGCTTCAGGAACTGCAGCGACTGTAACAGGTGGAACACAAGCTTCCATTACAAGCGCAGCTAATTTAGTTACAGTTGGAACAATTGGAACAGGAGTATGGCAAGGTACGGCTGTTGCTTCAGGATATATTGCTGCAGATGCAATTACTGGAGCTAAGATAGCAGACGATGCTATTGATAGTGAACATTATACTGATGGAAGTATAGATAATGCACATATTGCTGATGATGCTATAGATAGTGAACACTATGCTGATGGAAGTATAGATGCTGCTCATTTAGCTGATGATGCCGTAACACTTGCTAAAATGGCAAGTGGTACAGATGGTAATGTTATTAGTTATGATGCAAGTGGAAATCCTGTTGCTATTGCTACAGGTACAGATGGACAGGTATTAACGAGTACAGGTGCAGGAAGTCCTCCTGCTTTTGAAGATGCAGCAGCTGGTGGAATTTCAATAGGTAAATCTATAGCAATGGCTATGATTTTTGGATAATTAAATTTAACGGAGGAGAATAAAAATGACAGTAATAAATTTAGTAAATGTTGACACAATTACACCTTTTATAACTGTAGGAGCTATTACTACAGGTAATACCGAAATTGTTGATGTTGCAGCAGACTATGTTGCTAAAATAAATAGTCTTATTATTGCAAATATTGATGGCACAAATTCTGCTACAGTTACAGTAAGTATAAGTATAGATAATGGTTCAAATTATCATGCTATTGCTAGTACAGTAGCTGTTCCAGCAGATGCAACATTAATATTAATAGATAAAAATAGTACTTTTTATTTAGATGAAACCGATTTATTAAGAGTTACAGCTTCGGCTAATAGTGACTTAACATATGCAGTTTCAGGCGAATTAATGACAGATTAAGATAGGAGATAAATAATAGTGGCACATTTTGCAGAATTAGATAATGCTAATAAAGTATTACGAGTTGTTGTAATAAGCAATAATGATGTTGATGATAATGGTGGAGATTTACATGAAGATGCAGAAACTTTTGTTGAAAATCTTTTATTTTATTCATCTGGTGGAGTAGTTTGGAAACAAACTTCTTATAATAATAATTTTAGAAAACGATTTGCAGGTATTGGATATACTTACGACACTACTAAAGATAAGTTTATTGATTTTCAACCTTTTGATTCTTGGTCATTAAGTAATGATGGTGATTGGGAAGCTCCTGTTACAAGACCTAATGATACAGAAGAAGGCGGTTTATTTGTTAATACGGATTGGGATGAAGATAATCAAAGATGGCTAGGTTTTACTTATTCTTCAAGCTTACCTTATACAGAAACTCAATATGTATGGGATGCTATAAATTTAACATGGAGTGAAATATAGGAGATATGAATGGCAACTTCTAATGGCGGTTTTATTGGTATAGATCACGATCCTAGAACCGAAGCAGAATTAATAACTACTTTTACTTCTAGTGGTACTTTTACTGCAAGAGATTCAACAACTGCTGCTGGTTTTTTATGTATTGCAGGAGGTGGCGCAGGAGCAGGTGATGATAATGGTTCTGGAGCAGGAGGAGCAGGTGGGTATCGTTCTTCTTATAATAGTGAGGCTTCTGGTGGAGGTGGTTCAGTAGAACCAACAATAGGAATAACAGGAGGTACTGCTTATACAGTTACAGTAGGTGCTGGAGGTACTTGTAGTCCTTCTAGTGGAGTAGCTACTAACGGTACTAATTCATCTATGTCATTAACAGGAATTACATCTACTGGAGGTGGCGGTGGAGGTAATCAAGGAGATTCTTCGAAAGGAAAAAATGGTGGTTCTGGTGGTGGAGGAACTTATACAAATGTTGGTGGTACTGGAAACGAAGCTATTTCAAATCAAGGATATGATGGTGGAGATGGCAAATTTTATGGTACAAGTGGTTATGGCGGTGGCGGAGGCGGTGGAGCTTCTGCTGTAGGTGCAGATGCTACTGGTACTAATGCAGGTGGTGCAGGAGATGCTGCAGGAAATGGAGGAGATGGTGTAGTTTCTACAATAAGCGGTTCATCAGTCACAAGAGGTGGCGGTGGAGGCGGAGGCGATAGATTAACTGGTGATGCTACCGAAGGTGATGGCGGTTCTGGTGGTGGAGGCGATGGAGCAGGTGGTGGTAGTAATGGTACTGATGGAAGTGTAAATACTGGTGGCGGTGGAGGTGGTGCTGGCGGTACTGCTGGTGATGATGGCGGTGGTGGTGGTTCTGGAGTAGTTTATATTAGTGAAGCTGCTATAAGTGAAAATACATCAGGAGTATGGAATTTAGATGATATTTATCAATATAAAACAGATGGAATTTGGGTATGAGTAAATTAATAGGAAACAAATATACAGTTACTAGTTCAGGTGCAACAGCTATTGCTTCACCTGCACTAGTTGCTAATACTTCATCAACTACATGGACAGCTCCTACAACAAGAAACATAGAAGTTTTAATTATTGCTGGTGGCGCAGGTGGTGGTCATAGTCCTGCTTCTGCTCAACATGGTGGTGGTGGTGGCGCAGGAGGATTAGTACAACATACTTCTTTTCCTGTTGTAGCTAATACACCATATACAGTTACAGTAGGTGCTGGCGGTGCTGGAGATAGTTCAGAAAGTAATGGTAATAATTCAGTTTTTGGTACAATAACTTCATTAGCTGGTGGAATGGGTGGACCTGGACCAAGTGGACCAGTAGCACCTGGAACTAATGGCGGTGCAGGTGGCGGTGGAGGAGGCGTAGGTCCAAGTGTTCCTACATCACCAAGCAGAGTGGATCATTTTAGATTCGGAGGTTATTCAACACAAACACCTTCTGGAGGCGGAATAGGATATGGTTATCCTGGAGGTCATAGTAATCCTGGTCGTGAACCTGGAGGAGATGGCTCTGAACCTGGTGCTGGAGGAGGCGGTGGTGCAGGTGGCGCAGGATATAATGGACACGTTGAACCATCTTGGTCAGTAGCAGAACCTTCTCCTGGTTGGGGTGCTGGTTCGCAGCATGGTGGTCAAGGCGGAGATGGTAAAAGATTTCCTAGTTTTATAGGACATGGAACAGATACTGGAAATTTTATTAGTCCTTCTCCTTCATTTAGTTCACCAGATAGCGGATATTTCGCTGGTGGTGGAGGAGGCGGAGGAGTAACTAATACTTCACCTGCAAGTACACCAGAAACGACCAATCCAAAATATGGCGGTGGTGCAAGAGGCGGTTATAATGGTAGTGCAGCAAATGCAGGTGTAAATACTGGAGGAGGCGGTGGAGGCGCACATCATGGTTCTGATAGTGGTACAGGTGGCTCTGGTTTTGTAGGTATATATGGTGATGATGTAACTCTTGTAGCTGGTGGTATGTGGGATATTAGACAAGTATATAAAAAAAGAATAGAAGCTGACTGGTAATAAATGAATTTAAAATACTATTACTGGTATTTTCAATCGGTTATATCTTCTAAAATATGTGATGATATAATAGAATATGGACAAAGTAGAAAAAAAGAAATAGGTATAATAGGAGGTCAGAGAAAAAATAATGATGTACCTCCAACAAAAGAAGAATTAAAAAATATACAAAAAAAGAGGAAATCAGATATAGTATGGATGGATGAAAGATGGATTTATAAAGAAATACATCCTTTTATTCATATGGCAAATAAGAATGCAAACTGGAATTTTCAATGGGATTGGACAGAAACTTGTCAATTTACAGAATATAAAAAAGGACAATATTATGGTTGGCATTGTGATAGCGGTGAATTACCTTATGATGATAAAGAAAATTTAAATATACATGGAAAAATAAGAAAACTATCTGTCACAGTAAGTTTAACAGATGAAAAAGAATATAAAGGTGGAGAATTAGAATTTGATTTTAGAGCTAATGATGAAGGAAAGCAACCAAGAATATGTAAAGAAATTAAACCGAAAGGTTCTATTATTGTTTTTCCATCGTTTGTTTGGCACAGAGTAAAGCCAGTAACTAGAGGGATAAGACATTCTTTAGTTTGCTGGAATTTAGGACAGCCATATGTTTAAAGAAGATAAATATGAAGTTATTAAAAAAGCAATATCAAAAGAAATGGCAGCGTTTACCTACCAATATTTTTGCAATAAGAAAAAAGTTGCACGATTATTTTTTGATACAGGATATATTTCTCCGTTTAATAATGATTGGGGAGTATGGAACGATGAACAGATACCAGAAACCTATAGCCATTATGGTGACTTGGTAATGGAAACTTTATTAGGTAATTTGAAAGAGTGTATGGAAACTAAAACAGGAATTAAATTAAATCCTACTTATAGTTATGCTAGAATATATAAGAACGGAGATATATTAGAAAGACATAAAGATCGTTATAGTTGTGAAGTTTCTACTACTATGCATTTAGGTGGAGATGAATGGTCAATATTTTTAGAACCTTCAGGAGAAGAAGGAAAAGATGGTAAAGAGATTAAATTACAAGCAGGAGATATGTTAATGTATAAAGGCTGTGACCTAGAACATTGGCGAGAACCTTTTGAAGGCGAGAATTGTGGACAAGTATTTTTACATTATAATGATGCTACTAAAGATACGGCAGAAGATAATAAATTTGATGGTAGACCTTTTCTTGGTTTGCCAACATGGTTTAAAGGATTTAAAGTATAAAAGATGGAAAATTTATCACCAGTTTTATTTTGGAACGTAATACTAACATTAGTATTTGCGCCAATGTTTTACAGTATTCGACAGAATGCTGATGAAACTAAGCGCATTAATATACTTATCAGTAAAACGCGTGAAGAAATTGCAACGAATTATATTTCTAGAAAAACTT